CTTACGGCTTACCGCAATGTTTGCAGGCTTTAGTGTGACTAGTGAGCCGTCCTGTAGCTCATATTCTTCAACGGTGTATACCGTATTTGCCATTATATTACTCCTTAGTAGTTGGTCTTTGTAATTCTTAGTGTACCAAAAAATCAATTAAGAAGCAAAATGAAACCGGCCACCCCCGAAGGAATGGCCGGATCATCAAAACTCAGTTATCACGTAGTAATAGTTCTGTCCGCGACAGTACCATATGCTGGACCACCTGTTGCGTTAGGATTAGGCAAGCAACGGAATGAAGCTGGCAAGCTGGTTGCCTCTGCACGACGAAGTGCCATAGAAGAGCTTTCGGTCTGAACAGCACGTGAGATGTGGTATACACGCTCTCTACGAACTGAACCGGCTGGAACTGCTCCAGAAACTGCTGCTGGAGTTCTTGGAGAAGGACCAACGAAAAGCAGTGAACGCTCCAATGGGAAGTCTCCCAAGTTACCGGCGCTGATGCTAACTTCCGTTACGTCAGTTCCTACTGCTACTGGACGAGTCTGCCCCCAAATTACTAGCAAGTTTTCTAGAGTTGCCTCCATTAGTGTGGTGTTAACAGTAACACGCATACCCTGCTTGTAAATAACAGCAGAGTCAAGTAGCTGGTCAACTTCAACATCTCCGTAGTCAGGCTCGTAAGATACCTCAACTCCGTCAGTTGTGAAACCAACGTCACGCCAGTCAGTTGTAACTGGTGCAAGTGCAGTGGTTCCAGTCAAAACTGGACGGGCTGGCAATGTGCCAGTTGAATCGGCTACACTAACGAAAAACCTTGATGCACCAATGATAATGTTTCTTGTTTCTAGTGTCATGATTTATATTTCACCTCCTAGGTAAAAAATCTGTGTGGTTGGCTAGACCCTATCTTCTCAGTTGTATCGTATCCCTAAATTGATTAAAAGTCAAAATTATCTACGAGCTGGCTGAGTGAATGTAGCAGTAATGCTTATGATTGCTTCATTCTGGCCATTCTCTTCAGTGACCGGCATCTGTCCGCCAAGACTAGACACCTTTAAATACTTAAAATCAAACTCTTGCAACTTAGTGGGCGGCAAAGCAAACAAATAGTTATTTACTCTCTTAGCTGCTTCATCGTAATCCTTAAACTCGTCATCGAATAAGTTGATGAGCTGCCTCATCACTCCATCATCTACTGATCTTATTGCATAAGCAATCTCGTTAGTCTCCAACATCCAGAGCTGTCCATTGTCTATCTTTGTCCAGTTGTAAACAATGAATGGCAGACTTCCTACACCGGCCTGTGCTTCGATAGCAGTAAGAAGTTCTGGCGTCTCTTCGACTGGCACCAACGGAGTCAGGTCAACGTTATTGTACCTAATCTTTTGCATAATGCCATTGGCTTCAATGCGTGACCACAAGTACCTGTTTAGGGCGTGGACCGCATGTAGATTCCTATAATTAGATGCCATACTTCTTCAACCTCTTCTGTGCTGACTTACTGTCGTATCCTCGTTGTATCTTCTTCAAATCCTTTTGTGCTTGACGTTTTGCTGCGCCAAACGTTGCCTGACCCGCATAGGATGTATTGATATCGAAGGACTTAGTTCTGGTTCTTAACCGGCGGGCTGTGGCCATCATCTTTCCTTCACTAACTAGATCCCGCTCTAGTTCTTTCTTTATATCAGTATCAAAAATATTTTGTGCCTCTGTTGACCACCAACCAACGAAGAAGGAAGTAAATACACCCTTTTGTTGCTGACGGCCGTGCGGACTGATGCCTGCCGTGAAGGTGTGTGGACCTTTGGTCACACGAATCTCATCGGTCTCATTGTCGGTAAAGACAAGGAAGTCGGTTCCCGGCTTGCGCTTAACTGTTACTCTCATACCATATTCCATAACCGGGGCCTTCCATGTAAACACGTGAAGGTCTGCCTTAACCCTTCCTTGTAGAATAGGGTTAATTGGTGTCGGTCTATTGGATGGTAAAAATGCATATCCCATCGTCTTGCTGGTTCCCCGAGAATGCCCTACTGTTGTCAAGCGCCACAATCTGTTGGCTGCATCGCCTACTGTTGAGTAATCTTGATAGCTGTTACCCCATTCGTACACATGCATGAAAGATTCTGGCATGTTGTGTGCAGCAACGTCAACTGCAATACCAAATTCATCACCAAGCCTACTGTTTACATAGCTTATAACAGATCCAATGTATCGATCTGTTTCAACCGTCGCAGTCATGCCGTCGATGTATCCTATAACTCCTTCGGCCTCCGAATTATCCATACCGAAGTTAACCTTACTCACTGAACGACGGACCTATTCAAAACTGCAATATTATCAATGTGTCGTCCGAATGGGTCAAATGTTGGAGTGACTCCTTGGACCTCAAATACCGTTGGCTCGCCGGTTTCTTCTTCAATCCATAACGGTCGCTTGTCACGTCCGCGAATGTTGGTAATGAACTGGCTTCTATTTAAACTGTACTGAGCTGGAAAAGTAACTTGAATTACTTCTGTTGCACGGTAAACTCCATCATCAAATGATTGATTGTTCGCGCTAGAACGGAATCCTAATTCTGTGAATCCACGAGCAAAACACGGCAGATCATACCGATTGATTGCCACTCGCGGACTGTTATTGTATGCTGGAACCACTGCTTGATCCTCAACCCAAACTTGTTGAATTGCACCAGTATCGGGATCCTGAATTGTTACATAGTGCCCACCGACAATGGCCTCATCCACCGCATCAGCACGTGGAGCATAATCAAGAACAGTTGCAGTCATGTTGAATCTTACTGATGTTAGGCATCTCATATAATGATCATTCCCTGACGACGGTAAGGCTCTAGTAATTGGTCAGCACGGACGTTACCAGTTCCTCTAAATGCTCCTGAATTGAAGACCATTGTCCAGTCACCTGACTTCATGGAGTCCAAATACCTATCGCGGTACAAATTATCTCCACAGGCGTAGTCATTTGCTAGCAGCATGGCCGCCTCCTCAATGTCAGCAGGAACAGAGTAGTAGCCCCATTCGCCCGTAATGGCATAACGCGCGCCGACCCTAAACTGCTTCCAGTATGAATCAGGAACGACAATCACGCCTCTAGTCATATAGGTGTAGTTCTCAGCATAGTCTTCGGGTGGTGCCTCCTTAGTTGTTAAGAAGTTCTTGTTGTTAACATACAAGTACCATCCGTTAGAAGAAACCGAATAATATCCAACTGGGCCGCCGGTGATATCTGTAGCTCTAATCAAGCGCTTTGGAAGAGCTATCTTCTTTTCTCCATTTCCAGTTACGTATTGGGTGCCAATTTCATATCTAAATGTTTGGCCGGTATAAGACTCAATAAATACCCGCACCATGTTTTCAATTTCACGCAACTCGGCATCTGTCCAGTTGGTGTTGTCAAACAAAGTACGCAAACGACTGGTTGATACCAAAGGAGTAACAACGTCTACTGTCATTGTGCGCTTGAATACAAGGCTGGCGTCCAGTCCAGTCCACTCAATTGTAAGCGGGCCATCGAACTGCGTTTCTCTATATGTCAAAGGCATAGTAAATCTACCGGCGGCAGGTGTTATTTCTGTACGCTCAGCTATCTTGACGTCATTACGATACACAGAAGCAGTCAATGGACCCACGAATGGGTGCTCAAAGATTACGTCTGAATTGGTATCCCTGTCTATGTTCATATTCTTATTGTAACCTCCCGGCTAATTATATTTTAGCATTCTAACCATTAACATGCAAAGATTATGCAGAAATTCTAGTAATAATGAAATGATTCTTATCACCATTGGTTCCGTCCGCAGTATCCATGTCAGGCTGAATTACTGTAGCCCCCACATATGAGTTTGCAGCCAACCTAGTAATAGTAGAAACTGATGATGACTTGGCAGAGCTAATTGTGGTACCGGCCGTTGTGGCAGCAGTCATATTTACTATTCTAGCCGCCAAAACATTTTGTGTTCCAGAAGACGCATGTTCTATATGATACAGACCAGCCTTCTTGACTAGAATTCTACGATCTGTACCGGCCGTGGCGAAGTCATATGAAAACCATGTATTGCCCGGATTGTACGACTGCGCAGCATCATAACCGTCCCAAGGAACAGGGTAATATACGCTAGTTGAATAGTATCCTGTACTTGTTGCTCTGTAGACCCTTATCCTAGGAGACTGCTGCAAATCATCGATATCACCATCCAAATACCAAAGGTCGGTAGCAATCTTGATAAGCTTAGCTCTACCATATTGTGACCTTATTGCCATGCTTCCGTTAGGAGAGCTGATGGTAACACCTGTACCGGGCGAAATGATAACCTGCCCAGCACCTCCCTGTGCAACTTCAATTGTTGCACCCAGTGGGAAGTTTACAGAAGTTGCGGGTGGAACTGTTAGGGCCGCTGCCGAAGCAGAAGTAATTAGAATCATCTTACCAAGGTCGGCTGAGACCAAAGTATAAGATCCGGTGGTCGAAGTGGTGGTCACATAACGAGCAGTATTAATACCAAGTAGCACCTGATTGTATGTGGCAAGTTCACTAACAAGAGTTGCATCACTTGCTACCAAAGTACCGGTGCCGCTCCGACGAGCCAAACTGTTTGCGGTAGCAGCAGTAGCTCCCAATGTTACCGCGCCGGTCAAGCCGTCAACAGAAGTAACTCCACTATTTCCAGTTGCACCAGTAGGGATTGTCAAATTCAATACCTGATTGGGTGCTGTTCCTGTAATACTTGCCGCTGCCGGACTTCCAGCAACACCGGTAGTTACTGTTCCAATTGTAAGTGAGTTTGCAGATCCTGTAGCACCGCGAGGCAGTGTTAAGTTCAGAGTCTGCGCAGGCGCAGTTCCTGTAATTGTTGCAGCAGCGTTTGTTCCATCGGCACCAGTTGTTACAGTTCCTATTGATAGAGTATTCGTTGCACCGGCCGTACCCTGGATGCCTTGGTCTCCCTTATCACCCTTTGGAATTGTAAGGTTAATGACCTGATTAGGAGCAGTACCAGTAATACTGGCAGAAACAGATGAGCCAGCAGCACCGGTTGCAATCGTTCCGACAGTCAAAGTATTAGCAGGACCGGCAGAGCCGGTAGCACCTTGGACACCCTGAATTCCTTGGGCTCCAGAAGGAATGGTCAAATTTAATACTTGATTTGGAGCGGTTCCTGTTACTGTAACAGAAGCAGAACTACCAGCAGTGCCAGTGGTGACAGTACCAGCCGTTAGTATATTTGCAGGACCTGTAGCTCCGGTAGCACCAGTATCTCCCTTTATACCTTGGATTCCCTGAGCGCCAGTTAGACCAGTATCTCCCTTTATGCCTTGGATGCCTTGGATCCCCTGAATACCCTGAATACCTTGATCACCTTGATCACCCTTAGGTCCAACAATATTGCCTAGATTTACCCAAGCACTACCAGTCCAAACATAAAGGTTACCCGTATCTGTTGCTTTATAACCGTCATTAACAGCTGGATTAGCAGGTAGGTTAGCATAAGATGCAACGGTTCCCTTAGTAACAAAGCTAGTACCATTTGCACCAGTATCACCCTTGGAACCGGGCGGGCCAATTGGACCCTGGATACCTTGAATCCCCTGATCACCTTTTAGACCCTGAATGCCTTGGATTCCCTGAGGAACTGTTAAATTCAAAACTTGATTAGGGGAAGTGCCAGTAATAGTTGCTGCTGGTGAACCTGTACCTACTGTACCTATTGTAAGCACATTCGCTGGACCGGCGGGTCCCGTAGAACCGGTGTTACCGGTTAATCCAGTGGCACCAGTAGCTCCGGTTGGGATGCCGAATGTAAATGTACGAGCAATTGCCGTTCCACCCAAAGTAACCGTTGGAGACGATCCAACAGGAAGGGAATTTGCGCTAACAGAAGTAATTGTGGCTGCTGGTCCAACAGGACCCTGCACGCCCTGAATTCCTTGTGATCCCTGTATTCCTGGAATCTGAACTGTAATTACCTCAGTTACACCAGGGACAGTAACTTGAATTAATTCAACGTCGCTTGAAAAATCAAGTGCCAAAACTTATCACAACCATTCCAATGGCACACGGAAAAATTCCTGGCCACCGGCACGAAGAAAATACATCCATTCTATGCCGTCAGGTGTGCGAACAAACTTGGCACGCTTTCCATCCAAACCACCAGGGGCAGCGTATGGCAAAGTACCTGCTGGTTCAAGCTCACCAGTAAGCATGCTAAAGGTATAGCATCTAGTGCTTGATTCTTTTTGAACAAATAGTTTTCTACGGCCATGAATAGCAGCGGATGATGCTCCCGTGCTAAATGTTTCAGACCCGGCGTAAGTCGTCATTGTAGTCCATGCGTTTGTACCCACATTGTAAAAGTAAATTGTTGATGTTCCGCTACCTCTTAGGCAGACTATCTGGAAAGGAGCATATGCATAAGGGTAAAGGGTATTGCCTCCACCGGCCGTCGCGGCTGGCAGAGCAGTTAGAGTTACCCAGGCTGTACCTGTTGTTTGAACCATGTCTAATCTATATAGTCCAGTTCCACCATTCTGCAAATACAAAAAATCTGAACTAGGGACAATACGATACACGCTGGTTGCGTCGGGCGCGGTAGCAAACGGACCAGTTCTTGGGTTTCCTGTAACAGCAGCAGCCAAAGTAAAAACTGTTGCCGTATTAGAAGCGATACGTCTGCGCTGACCCGCTCCGGTACCTGAAACAATAATGACGTCTGAGTTAGCATAAGAGTTAACGATAAACCCGGCCGTTGCGTCAGTCAGAGTTGTTGTGGTTCCGGCCGTTGCAGTGTCCTTTGGAAGCTCAATAACAAAAGTATCATTTGCTGCCAATGCCGCAGGCAAAGTAGGTGCCACGGTAAGGTTGTTCTTATCAGTAACGGCAGTAATTGTACGAGTCTGTGTTGACTGCGCTCCACTGGTTACTCTAATCTGCAATCCTACCATTCCGGGACCAAATGTTCCCGTTGCGTCGGTAGCTTTAATTGCAGTTGTTGTGTTTCCAATGGCATCGGCAGTTCCAGAATCAATTTGATCTGGAACACTTAGCTCATCAGGTGATGATAGAGATGCACCAATGTTTACAACTGACGGCAAAACGAGAGTCATTGTCGCCAGCGTCCAAGCTGGAATCGACTGGTTGGCCACTGTAACAGCAACCTTATTCAAGTTGAAAGTTTGCCACGAGTTAAGGTTACCACCATTAATGATATACAGTACGTTTCTAACGGAGTCAAATTCAAGATCCAGACCGTTAAATGAGTTCGCAAGACCAACGATATATTGCCATCCATTAGACCAAGTGTCATAGCGCCAAAGCTGAGTGGTGCTAGCAACGCTACCGCTTCCTATCTGGACAGCAGTATATAGGTACCGGCTACCATCGTATGATATACCGGCACCTGGCTGTAGGGTACCTGCTGGATGTGGTGCTAACCACTGCCAGTTAGTTAAATCAGCGCCTCGCTTAAAGTTATAGCTTAATGCCATTTAAAATGTCCACCTGTTTCTTGTTGAATTAAATACTCCGTTTAATGCGTTTCCAAACTCCCACCTGTCGTCTGCTAAATTCCATGAGTTAGTTCCCCAATGCAATGGATTAAGGCCACCACCCTGCATGGTGGCAGAGTTATTTGCTCCGTTTGATACGCTAGCATTTACGCTGTTATCAACAGTGACCCTTAATCTATCTTGAACATCTCTTGCATAGTTAGTGTTTCTTTGTAGACCCTGCAAGATAGCTATTATCTTACCTAGCGTTCCTTCGGTAGCTAGGCCGTCGAAAGCGTTTCTAAGTGTCATGAGTTACCATCTTCAAACCATAGAGTAAAATCAGTTCCATCACCCAGACCGGTCTGGAGCCACAAACCTGGGATTCCTGGTGTTAGCCTATTCGTTGGGCCAACGCTTAGCACGCTTGGACCTTGAATTCCCGGAACCTTCACTTGAACTACTTCTACTGCTGGTGGTGGCACAGTTACTGTTATTACGGTGGTCATGAGTCGACCTCCGCAACGACTACAACGTCACCGGCCAAATATGTCCTTACGTCGCCATTCGGAGCAGTCAACTGCAAGTTCCAGATGTAACTACCGGCAGGAATGGTCTTACTGATTGCACTAGGAAGATATACTCTGACTTCGTTACCGTTCTGCACGCTGGTTACGAATGTATATACCGTAGCAGAATTAAACGTCTGCCTCATAACAGCCAGTGGAGTGTACCCTGCAAGAGCCAGTGGAGCGTTGGCGTCGTCGGTAAACTTAACAATAAACTCTGTCGAATCGCCCTTCCAGAACTCCAAATCCACGTTCCTCGGAAGTCTTTCAACTCCTAGGACCGCTTCTGGATCTTCACCCGGGAAGATAATATCTGGCATAATTTTCTCCTTACTGAACTCTTAGGATTCCGCGCACAAGCTCGGTGTCGTTCAAATATAGTGTATAGTACATTGTGTTATATGCAAAATTAGCTGATTCCTCTGACGGAATCGTCCAGGTGACCTGCGTCCTTGTTTTCGAAAGGCCGTGGCCTGGCGTATATTCTCTAGCCCAAGAGCCACGTTCAAGAATCAACTTTATATCACCACTTATATATATAGACTTTCCGGTAGGATTTTTAAAGTTAAATGGCTCTGAAAAGTCTCTTCCTTTGAATAGAACGAAGTCCATTAGTTAGCGTAGAACTCCCTAATCTCCTTGCCCGTTGCCGGGCGAAAACCTTTAATGTTTTCAACTAGGTAGTCTGCGTCTTCCTCCTTGACCAATGCATATGGATGATCCTGCTTGAAAGTATAGCCGTTAATCTGATAAGTCTCATTCTTACGAGTCATCTTGATTACTCGATATACTGGCTCTTCAACTACCGGCTCAACAGGCACCTCAACCAAGACCAATTCTGTCTCGTCAAGCGGTACCTCATCCAGCGGCTCCAAATCTTCACCGGCCTCGGCTATCGCTAATTTCATCTGATTCTCGTACATCTGGTAATCAATGCCATCAAGCTCTAGCTCCTTCATAATTGTAGCCTTGTTAGCTCCTGACTTAACAGTCGTGCCAAACATCTCGGCCACCGCTAGAAGTTCCTTCTGTGTTAGATCGTTAAATGTTGCCATATTTATCAATTCCTTATCTAATAGTAATGAGGGGAGTCAAGGTTTCCCTCAACTCCCCTCATTATACACTAATCTTTATCAAGCACCAACTCGGGGTCTGCCTTTGCCCGGCGGTTGAGACAAAGCTTTTTCAGCTGGCCAATTAAATTTATTTAATCTTTCCCAAATTCCTTGCGGGCGTTTGTAAACACAACGATCATCTTGAATCCATTCGGTTACAGTTTTATATTCTCCCCATGCTTCTATCAGAATTGCATTATGTGGAATTTTACCAGACCTCGTATCATTTGGCATTACAGTCAAAGCTTTTTCTGGTTCCCAACCCCGGAGAACACGCTGCATTAAAGTGTAATACGTTACATTACATCGATCATCTTCTGACCAATCAATCATAGTTTTTATTTCTCCATAAATGGAAAGCATCTTGTTTGTTCTTTTGTTTCTATTATTTTCGCTAGAACTAACAAATCTACAATTTTGCGGCTTATAATTTCCATTATTATTAATTCTATCTAGCTGTTTTTCTGGACTAAAATCATTAGACAAACACCATAGAAAGAAAATACCAAAGTCGTGCCATTCTTCACAAACCAAAACACCCCTACCGCCATAATCTTTATATTGTGGGTTATCCTCGTCTTCACAGCGAGATAGCATCTTACACCATCTACTTCTTAACTTATATTTTTCATACATAAATGATAAACTCTCCTTAATTTCTTAAGGAGAGTTTATCATTTAATGCTTCCAAAGTCAAACGCTTTGGTTAGGCCCCTACGCGCACATTACGTACGATAACGAAAGCCTTGGTGTTTTCAACCTGGGTTCCGACACGGCAGAACATCGTGTACTCAATTGTGTCCTTCTTAGCTGCGTACTCACGTACGACCTTGATTTCACGCTTTACACCCCATAGAAGGTTCTGTGGGAATGTAAGCCAAACCTCGCCGTAGTTAGAGTCTGCTGGTGGAGCGTCAGCACCAGTTGGAGCGGTACCAACGTAATCGTATGTTTCATCGAATAGTGGAACCTCCTGGTAAGGAACACCGAACAGAGTACCGGCAGTGAAACCTGCTGGTCCCTCAGGAACAACTCGACCTGCGGTGTTAGCGTAGGTAGGTGCTGCTGGGTCAGTGGTTAGACTGTAAAGGTAATCCTGAATCAAGTTGCTTCCAAGGAAGAACTTTAGCTGGTTACGACGCTGCATGTACTCTCTTGGCATTGCCTTAAGAGCAGAGTTAGCTGCT